CTCCAGGATCTTAAATCCTGGAGAGGACCCCCTGTTGGTTAGCTACGTTTTATACGAGTCTAGCTCTCGTGTCTTAGCCAAAGAATAAAAGATGTTTTATACTTTCGTGCTTGAGGCACGAATGGTACACTATATCTTTTATATATTGGCAAGATTATGAGTTGGACCGTTGTCCAACATGCAATCAACCTATTTTTCTCGCTCACTGAGAACAGTGTGTTAACCTAGTACATAAACTGGTTATCTGATAGTAGCGAATCAGATTGACGGCCATGCAGTTACGCATGGGTGTTATTTACGTTTATTATTCTCTGAATTTGGCCAATTTAGAGATTCTAAACATTTCACTTAACACCCCCCCCCCCCCTAGAAAATGGGGGATTTTGTGATATTAAGGCTTAGTATCGCAATCTTATTATGATAAGTCATTATTTTTCAAATGATATTAGTTTTCATTAACTAAATCATTATTCTTGTTGAAAGCAAGTCATTTCATAAATTATTGAGATGTGAATTTCTTTTGATAAAGAATTTTTGATGGATTTTGGAGAATGTGTGAGACTTGAGTACTCGATTCTTCATTCTTTTCCATTGAGATTTCTAAATCTTAGGGAATTCCATTTTGATGAGATCCCACTTTTTGTGGTTTGTTACAAAACAGTAATTGTCTCACTTTGGAGTGCTTGTCGTTAGGCAAGTGGAGTAATTTAACCTCTACTAAATTGAAGCTATTCAATTTTTGGATAGGCTGTAGTGATCTTTGTGAAGCTACCTCTTTTGTTTCTTACAAATACCTTCTTTTAAGTAAGGAGATACATTTGGTTACGTTTTAAGAGATGCAAGATCTTAGAAAGAAATGCAGCAGTCGATAACTTACCTTCTCTTGAAGAGAGTTGGTAGTGGAGATTTAGATATGTTGAATTTACTTATCAAGAATTATACCTATTATATGAAGGAACCATGAAATCCATTGATTCTGGTAGGATAATTTTTCCGTTCTAGCTGAACGGTCCCGAGAGGGAGTTGAAGCTTCAGGAGGCGTTTGACTCACCGTCTTCGAGTGTATGTCCATGCGGACCGATGCACACGGTAGAACATAATTGAGTTCTCGGCTGTATAGTCGAGTTGGTGACCCTTGATCGGGTAGTCACCGTCAAACTTAAAAGATTACTGACGAACGAAATAATAAAAATGTCATTACGTTTGCAGGTGTCTCACAACCTGAAGGGATGGATGTCCCGAACTTTGATTTTTCTGAAAGTTGTCTCTCAGCTAGTGAACTTCTAAGCGAGTTTGATCTTAAAACATCGAATCGCAAGACGTTTAATAAAAAGCTGAATGGGCGACGGAAAGAAAAATTATCTCTTGATAATCATTATGATTCTTATGTTGAGCGTATTAAGGTCGCTCGGCAGCAGAAGAAAAATGTTAACCTCCTTGTAAAGGAATTGGAGGTTATCAAGAAATTTCGCAAGAACAAAAGAGCTTATTGTCAGAGTTTGCCAACTTTGAAGAAGACAGGTGTTTATTTATTGGACACACTTCATTCTTTGATAGAGTATTTTAAGACGATAAGAGACGTTGTTGGTGAAGAGACCCTTAAGTGGTTGCTTGATTTATTTGTCACGTTGTATAACGTGTACAGGCGCCCTGAATGGGATTCTTTTCTTCTTAACATTTCAAGTTTTCTCTTGCGAAATTTCCCGCAAAAGCATGCTGATTATGCTATTGCTTGGTTTAAAGCTGCTTTTGAAGTAGCGATTGGTCAATCAATGATGGATTATAAGGAAATTATTCTATCCTTGTTTGAGACCCCATATGACTTTTTCCATGATGAGCTCTGGAACAATATTCTTGCTTTCTTTGCTAAAGCAGTTGCACTTTACGGTGCACTTGTAGATGCCGTTTCTATTGAAACAATTGATTTTGATTCTATTGTGAAACATTTTACAGCTTTCAAGGATAAGTACCTTCCCGATTGTCGGGATCTGGTTGAAATGTGTTTCAATGCTTATGAATTTGTTTTAGGCAATTGGGAGAATATCATCACTGGCAGTTGGGATAAACTGCTTCTTGGAAAGGATGAAACGAAAATTTTTGAACTTGAAATTCGGGAGTTGGAGCAAGCTTTTCCTTTGGTAATAGCCAACAAGGTGATTGAGTTAGAGTCGACATATAACTTGACGATTCAGAAATATCACGATCGTCTTGCAAAAGCAATTAAAACAGCGAAAAGTCTTATTGTCCGTTGTTCGAGTGCTCAGCAAAGGATGTCTGTTTCGAATTTTATTCGGTCTTTGACAGACAAACAAGCTGAGTTGTTTGCTCGTATTGCAGATGCACCAGAGAAAGAGGAGGCATATGCCATTAAGTTAGCAGGTCCCTCTAGCTGTGGCAAATCAACAATGGTTAATTTACTTTCAAAGGTTATTTTGAATGCTTATGATTGCGACCCAAATGCTCGTGGTCAAGTGGTTTTTACGAATATATCTGAAAATTTCGAATCAACTATTTTGCCCACTCACAAGATTATTTGTGCGGATGATGTTGCAAATAATAAGAACGAGAAACCTAATTATGATCGTATTTTGAATTACGTTAATACTGTTCCCCGTCCACTTGAGAAGGCGGACGTGAAAGATAAAGGGATTTTATATCCTGGAAACAGTGCGTTTATTGCAACAACTAATGATGAAACGATTAGGGTTTTTCAATGCTCCTCTTGTCCAGAAAGCATTCTACGAAGGTTTCATCTTGACGTAACAGTTAGGATAAAATCAGAATTTCAGAATTCTTTTGGCGGCTTGGTTAAAATGCCTTCCCCACGCTTTGATGTCTATGAATTGACGTTGAAAAGATTTAGTTGTATTACTTATGGGAAAGGTGAATCGCCGAAAGTTATTTGGGATGAGATTCCGCGAAGTAAGTGGAATCCTGAGTGTAGGAACGATTTTGAAGCTCTGTGCACTTTTGTGGCTCGCGATATTGCTGAACATCGCACAGCCCAAGAGAGTGCTAAAGAAGGTAGAAAGGCTCTACAAGAGAGCAAATTCTGCCCCGACCACCTCTGCCCCACTGTTCTTTGTGGGTGCAAACCATGCACCATGCAGGTTGGCGGTTTCTTGACCACTCTTAATACTGCAGAACTGTGGGATTTGAGAAGTGGCTTGAACGGGACACTTTCTGGGATTCAGAATGTGTACCGCAAAGGTTTGCTTTATCGGAAACTCTATAGAGATCGCCATCAAGTTCAAAGGATTCTTTTTGGACTCCTTGGGTCAATCATTGTTGGCGCCTTCTTAAGCCATAGATTTGCACAATTATTGTTGTTTTGCAATCTTGCTCTTGGTGCTGAGTATTATCGACGGTTGGTAACAGAAGTAGATCAAGAAATTTCTCGAAGATCAGACCAGCTGTCCAGCTTGTGTATCGATGTACGAGAACACTTGAGGGAGAATGTGAGGAAGTATTTTGCTGTTGGAGTGTCTATATTGGCGCTTCATCAGGCATACAAAGCTTTGAAACCACTTTTTTCTTCTGTGTCTCAAGATAAGAGCACTTTCTTTGAACCCATGCGTGACACCTTTTCGAAGATGATAGATAGTCCTCCTCCTGGTGAACATTGTTTCATCCAAGAGCAGGATATCCGAGATTATAAGGAAGGGTATTCACGCATGCCCCCCGAAATGTCAAAGATTTCGAAGACTACTACTAGTGAAGATTTGCAGAAGAAAGTTGCTAAATGTTTGCGCTTTGTTATTACCAAGTCTAAGGGAGAAGTATTTGGAACTGTTAATGGCATCATGGTCGCATCGAACGTTATCATGATTCCAGCACATGCAGTACCCTACACTTTCCCTTTTAGTATTGAAACAACAACAACTCCTGGAGTTCCCTCGGCGAAAACCAAGGATCAAAAGATTACAGAGAACTTTTGTAGCATAGATCGTGAAAACGATGTTGCTTTTGTTCATTTGTTATCTGCTCCAGCAAGTACTTCTTTTGTAGATTTCTTTCCGGATAGCTTACCCGCCTTTCGTGCGAGGTCGGCAACCATGTTATGGAAGTCACCAGAAAATGAGGTCAAAGTGTCCCGTGGACCTATTCGCGAGATGCATGAAGATCTCAAGTATAGTGGCTATCTAGAGAAGCCAGGACATTTCTATGGAACTCGTAGAGAGCTCACCATCCTCACCCTTAAAAAGGAGCGAGGTTTGAAAAGTGATCTTGAGTTTAATGGATTTGGTGGTTTATGTGGTGCTTTGTATATTGATACCACTAAAGCCTTGATTTATGGATTCCACGTTGCTGGATACCTAGGATCAAAGACTGGTTTTCTGACATGTGTTACGCGTCCGCAGATTAATAAGGCTCTGAGTGAGCTGAAAGAAAAATCTCCTAGTTTGGTTGTCCATTCATCTGGTGATCTTAGAGTTGATACCTATGGATTACCTTATACTATTCAAAACGCCGCTCCACTTTATATGCGAGAAGACGGCACTCAAAAGGAGAGTGTTGTCACATACAGAGGACAGGTGTTGAAGAATGGACAAAAGTTGGAAGAGCGATCACGCACCCCTTATGTTCCGACGCCCTTTAAAGGGGTCGAGAAACAATTTGGTGTATGTAAGCACAAACCCCCAACGAAACCTAATGATATTGCTAAGGGAATGAAAACTTTGAACAAGTTGACAAACCCTGTGCAGCATTATGAAGGTGATATATTGGAGAAAGCAATTCAAGATTATAAAGATCACACTCTGAAAGCCATTCGCGATAATATTGAGGAATGCTCTGAATATTTCAGAATATATACTCAAGAAGAAGCGATGGATGGAATTGGTGAATTTGGTCTTGGTGGCTTACCCAATGATACGTCAGCGGGGTTTCCGATTCAGAAATCGAAGAAGCATTGTCTGAAGCGTGACCCAATGGATGAGTCTTTGGTTCAAGTACCGAGAGAGTTTAATGATAATTATCCTATCCAGGATGAGATCGACAGAACTCTTAATGCTTGGTCTGAAGGCTATCGTTCAGAATCTATTTATAAAGCCAGTAGTAAAGTGAATGAGTTACTTCCTAGTGCTAAAGCAACTGAAAAAGTGCGAAAGTTTTATGGCAGTGGTTTTGCCAACTTTGTAGCATCAAGGAGGGTCCTTGCCGGTATACCGCGATTTATGCGCGCACACTGGAAGACCACTGAGTGCATGGTTGGGATTAACCCTATGTCGAAAGAATGGGACGAATTCCATGAGTATCTCACAGCATATGGTGAAAACAACATGATTGCCGGAGATTTCTCTGGTTTTGATACTCGTATGTCAGCACAAATTACTGGTGCCGCCGCGAATATCATGTTATCCTGGTATAAAGAATGTGGAATGAGTGATGACGACTTGGAGCTCGTTAGAGGAGCTTTGTCTGATATCATTCATCCTAATATCTTGTTCCAGGGTGACTTGTATACTTTCGCAAACGCCAACCCATCAGGTAATCTCATCACTGTTCAGTTGAATAGTGTTAGTGATTCACTTATGATGCGCTATGTTTATTACGCGATGATGCCTCGTATTGAAGAACCATTTGCCCAAAATGTACGTTTAGGGACTTATGGTGATGATAATGCCATGTCAGTGAAGAAGCACTGTAAGTGGTACACGCACACGGCATGTCAGGCAGAGTTTGAGAAACTCGATGTTGGTTATACCATGGCGGACAAGGACGCAAAATCTGTCCCTTATATTTCTATTGACAGGATCTCCTTTTTGAAGCGGGGATTTCGTTATGAGGAAACACTAGGGAAGATTGTTGCGCCCATTGAAGAAGATTCCATTACGAAGAAATTCTATTGGATCAAGAAAGCGAATGAGTCACCCTTGTTGCCTGAAGAGCAGTTTGCTGCTTATTTGGACACTTCTCTTCGTGAAAGCTACTTGCATGGAAAAGCTTTCTATCAGACTATGATGGATAAATTCCGTGCAATTGTCGATGAAAATCCTCGCCTCAAACCTCATGCAGCCTTTATTCCGTATGAAGAAATGACACAGTTGTTACTCCCTTCTTATAGGGAAGACTATGTCAATGACAATCGAAAATTGTTTGCAGAGAGTTGTGGTGTCGATTCTGACGACCAAAGGTATTTTGACCAATCCGTATCCCTTTAAGCTATGGCAAACGGATGGGCACATGTTATGGTTACGTGCGCAATCTGCCCTAGATTGCGTAACGCTTACATGTTGCAGTGGGCATACTGTGTGCGATATAGATTAATCCGTCTTGTTCGTACCTAAAAACCAATTGGATTACTTTTTATAAATTATATTACAAATTTCATATGTTCTGG